GTTGAAATTTTCCATAGCTATGACCTGATTGGTTGAATGTCTTCCGGAACGTCGATCTGCTTGCGGTCCACCTTCAGCTCTGCGAATGCGGTGTCGTACAGCCTCTTCAAGGTGTCTGCCCCAGCCTCATCGCAGTCGATGTAGAGCTTGGACTTCCATGCCAGACAAAGCTCGGCGAGGGCGATGATCTCCCGGTCATCATCATCGTTCTCATCCTTCCACGAGACCTCGTCGGAATCGCGCCACGACCGCTTCACACCGCTCCACTCAAGCACCCCTGTCTCATCCGAGTTGAGCACCGGCCAAGTCCACACGTAGCCGTTGTAGACCGAGAAGGCCCTCTCCCTGGACCGAACCACCCTGTCGATGGATGGGGTGGCGTAGGAAAGCCCAAGCGGAAGGTTGGTGGGGTATGCGTAGGTCTCGCCGTAGGCCTCGTACTCGGTTGCTGGCTCAGCGTCCGTGGCGCATCGGAACCGATCGTCCACCATCGCCTGGAACTCACCCGGGGTGTACGGGTAGGCAATTACCCGGTCGCACTCTTCTGCGTCGTCGATCGTGTGGAAGGACTTGATCTTGCCGGCCGGTGCAGTGAACGCCGAGCACCCGCACTTGAAGAAGGTGGCATCCTGGCCGATGTACTCGATGTGGCTCTGCTGGAGCTGCGGGATGTACCGCTGAAGCTCGATGAAGAAGTCCTTCAGCCACGCCTTGTAGGATGACCTGAGACGCGCCGAATATCCCCCTGGGTGGACCCGGGAAAGGACATCTGTGAGGTAGGCGTCGAAAGTCACGAAGAGCCTTTACACTGGGGCAGCCTCCTCTGCAATCGCCTTCGTTGCAGCAGGCCGACCCTTCTTTGGTTTCGGGGCCTTGATATCCGGGGTCGTGGAGAGGACCTCGCCAACCTTCTTCCGCTCCACGATGGACGGGTCATGAAGGGGGGCGGGATTTGCGTTTGTTGCAGGGGACACAGCCAACGGTTCCACCACGAGGCGCGGCGCGTCTTTCCGTGGGCTTGTTGAGGCCTTGTAGGAGTGTCTTGCCTGCGCTTTTTTTTTGACCGCGTCCAGCTCCTCCTGGCTGGCTGCCTCCACCACGCCCTTGGGGTTGGCGCTGCGGGTGAGGATCTCCAACTGGCCGATGGTGTAGGGGTCGTTGGTGGCGAGGATCCCGTAGCCATCCCCCACATCCTCGAACGGAACCGGCCAACCCTGGGCGGTGAGTACCGCCCGCTGAACATTCTCCTTGATGAAAAACCTCATAGTCACTCCCTAGAGGTAATCGTAGCGGGGCCGTTTGTCACGACCGTAACGCTTGGTCGGTTGACCTGGCCGAGGCCGGCCCCGGGCATCGCCTTCTCCTTCTCGATCTCTCCAGACTCGATCAGCCCCTTGGCCGCCTCGTTCACGGCCCTGGCGAGCTGGGCCTGCACTGCGAGGAACTTGGCCTGCACAGCAGCCTCATGGGAGTTGTCGTCCACGAGCTGCGCGATGACCTGCATGGTGGACTGGATGGTCTCCAGGTTGAACATGTACATGCCACGGGCGACGTTGGTCACGCCGATGGCTTGCAGATGAGCGCCAAGGACCTTGTGAGCCCGGATCTTCTTCAGGCTGATGCAGCGCATCCCCAGCTCCTCTGAGGCCTCCTCAAGCTCCTCATTGGTGAGACTCTCCGGGGAGACGGTGGGGAGCTGGCTGGGCGATACCACTGGCAGCCTTTGGTTTTGCATGGAGGACTGGTTATCCGCTCAACCTGCTTGGCTCAACCTGATTCTGGACATGAAAAGGCCCGAGCCGGGATTTCCAGCTCGGGCTTTGAGATCAGTCCGGCTGATCAGTTGTTGGTCGGCGAGTCGCCCTTGTAGTCGTTGTAGGTGTTCACGACGTACTGATGCTCGGGCGTCTGGAAGGCGACGTTTTCGAGGATCAGCGAGTTGTTCGGGTTGGCCACGACCACCGTCCACTTGAGCGAGTTGTGGATGATGGACTTCTGCGGAACCTTCATCCGGCAGAGGGCGTCCGCGTTGATCTTGGCGAGGTCCTGGATGTTGCCGGTGCGAAGCTCCACGCGCTCCGACTGGATGTTGTACATGCTGATCGTGGACCAATCCAGGAACCACAGGCACCGGGTCGCCGTGGCCAGCGTCTCGCCACCGGAGAGGCGGGCAGCGGAGATCCAATCGTCGAACGCCATGTGGGTGACGACGCGCAGGGTGACGCCGGCCGGGTAGTCCAGCTTGAAGTCCTGGTAGGTGAACCCGAGCTGGGTCGTGGTGCCGCCGATGTCCATGTTGGCGCTCAGCGTGCCCTCGTACCGCATCTTGAGGTAGCGGAAGAGCGCCTGCTTGAGCTGCACGGCGTAGGCGGTGTCAGTGACCACCTCGATGATCTCCGGCTTCGGCGTGTCGCTGGACTTGCGGAAGCGGTACAGCTCGTACAGCGCCGTCTGAAGCTCAGGCCAGTTGAGCACGTCGCCGCCGAGATCCTTGACCCGGCCGCACTGGGCGAGCTGCTCGTACACACCCTCAGCCGAGGCGCGACGACCAACGCACTTGCCTTCGATGCCGGGGAGGTAGAGGTAGTCGCCCGTGTTCGCGTCCGACATGGACGTGATGACTTCGAGGTTCGGCCACTCCGTCTCGTTCTGATACGGGAGGGCCTTGCCCCAGAAGAACTGGTTGACCAGGCGGCTCTGGAAGTCCTCAAGGACCCGCTTGTTGTGCTGCACGGAATCCGTGTGGTAGTAATCCCGGTAGAGCCGGTTTCCATCCATCAAGGCCGTCAGGTACTTCTGCGTGAAGTCGTCCTTGCAGAGGGACCAGCGGGTGTCCTGCATGAACGCCAGGAACGCGGACTTGGCGTTGAGCTTCGGGATCTCATCGCAGTGATTCTCGTAGGGCGAGATGTTGTTCGTGCCGCGGATGAGCAGGCCGTCGTTCGGAGTGGAGAGCTTCGCGCCCTCAAGCCGGGAGTTGCCGTTCTGGGAGTTCAGGTACAGGAGCACCTTGCCGCCAGAGACAACCGCATCCCGCACGATCCACTGGGTTCGCGTGGCGGATCCACCAGAGGAGCGGCCCTGGATGTGGATGGAGAGGCCGTCCGGGAACCAGCCAACCGCGGCCGGGATCGAGGTCAGCGACTCAGCGGTACCCGCGATATCGTAGGTGGCGCCGTTGGGTGCGGTGCCAGAGTTCGCGGTCTTGGTCCACTTCCAGTGGTTGGTGTTGATGTGGTTCTCGCGGACCACCCGGATGAACGGCATCACGTCCACCGACCCGTTGCCGATGCCGGTGCGAACGTCGATGCCCTTCGTGCCGTTGTTGACGGAGAAAGCCCGAAGGAACTCGTACAGGCCGTTCTCGCGGACGTTGGTCGCCTTGGCAACCAGGTCGGTCTGGAACAGGGCGCCGTCGATCCGGAATCGGCCATTCGCGTCCTTGTAGATTTCGTCGAACTCGTCCGCCGTGGTCGGGGAGAGATTGCACATCGTCAGGCCCGCGCAGTTGTCGAAACCAACGCGGGCCAGCGGCGCACACTTATTGAAAAAGTCGGAAGCTGCCATAAGTGGCAACCATCCTATTACCCTCGCAGGAACCTCCAAGCGATGTCGTATCCGGTCTCAGGCTTCTTCGACTCACCTCCCGCGGGTACCGGGGCAGGGGCTCCAGAGCCAATGGATGGTGACGGCGAGGAAGCTGTGGTGGATGCGGTCTTTCCTTGCGACTGCTGGCTATTCGGCTTGGCTGACTCTTGTCCGGGTTTTCCGCCGAAGCGCTTTGACGCAGCAGTGGTCAACCGATCGTACCGGGCCTTGATCTCGTTGTTCTGCTTGGCCTGGATCCACGCAATCACGTCGTCTCCGGTCACCGTCCACGACTTGGCCTGCTGCTCTGGTGGGAGCTGGTGGAACTCGCCGAACGGAACGAATCGTTGGTAGACCGTGCCCCGGTTGGTTTGCAGTGCCCGCACCCGCACCGACTGATCCTGCGCGGCGATGTAGTCGTTCAGCTCGTTGAGCGATTCGATCACTCGGGACTGCTCCTGGCTGGGGCCGCTCTTTGCAACCGCGGACACCCCACTGAAAAGTCGCGCTGCCTCCTCGATCACGGGGAGGTACTTCGGCACCACGTCCTCTACCACTTGGAATGCCATTGGGTCCTCCTCCCCCACCGCCTCCCCGCCTTTCTCCCGGAGGGTCTTCGCCAGGTCCGGCGAGATGGTCTCCACGGCTGAGAAGATGGCGGAGTCGCGGGTCTGCGCGATCTGGGGCTCCAGCTCCTTGCGGCGAATCTCGTCACGCTGCTCGTCGATCTTGGGCTTCAGCCGGGACTCCACCCGCTGCTCCACCCGGCGCTCGATCAGAGCCTCCTTGGCCGCCTCCAGGTCGTCCGCCAGGGACTCGAACTTGGTAGTTGGGTCGTTCTCCTCGTAGAACTCGGTGTGGTCGTCGTCCTCCGGGTCGTAAGGCTTGCCTGGGTTGGCCTTCTTCCACTGGCGGATGTACTGATCCTCCACGCCGCCCTTCTTCTTGAAGTCCACCACCTGCTTGGTGATGCCCTTGTACTCCTCCCGGGACTCCAGCTCCTTGAACACGTCCAGTTGCTTCTGGATGTCCCTCGGCAGCTCCACCTGCTCCTCCTTGGCCTTCTCCTCCTTGGGGGCCATCGCCTTCACGGCAGCGGTTGCGGCAGCGGTGGCGGCCTTGGTGACGGCGTCCTCGTTGGACTCCCCGAGAAGCTCCGAGGCGGGGATGATCTTGTCTGGGACCTTGGTCTTCTTGACCGGCTTCTTCTCGGGCTCAGCCGGCTTCTCTGGAGGCGTCTCAGCCTTCTCCTCGGCCTTGACCGGAGCTGGATCCGGCTGCTTGACCTCAGGCGTTTCCGCAGGCTTCTCAGGCTCCTTGTCTGCCGGGCCAATGCCCTGGAGCAGCTTGCTCATGATGTCCCGGGCCTTCTCGGCCTTTGCCTGATCTTCGGCTGTTGGCTTGGCCTCCGTCGCTTTGTTGTCGCTCATGGAACTGGAATGTAAATCTCTACCGCTTTCTCTTTGCTGCTAACGTGCTCCCGCAACCTATCGAACTCAAGCAGAAGCGACCGGAGCATGGCGGCCTCCGACAACTTGTCGGTGGCGCTGGCGGGGATCTGCTCCTTGGCTATGGATCCTCGGAGGTCGGACTGGGCAAGTTGGATAGCCTCGTGCTCCAGGTAGTCCGCCCTAGACGCAATGATGTGGATGAAGGTGGTCGCCTGTGGCCTGTGAGCCCACTGGATCAGCTTATCCCGATCATCGCCCTCGATCAGCTTCCTCTCGAAGTTCATCCAACGAAGGGAACAGGCTGGCCGTTCATGCGGCTGTCAGCGGGCATTGGGATGCCGCCATCCACTGGAGCCCCGGGTTGTGGGATGAAGTTCTTCACAAGCTTGTCGATGGCTGCTCCGAGCGCCCCGATGGCCTGGTTGTCGGCGATGACCTGCTGGTTCATTGCCCCCTGAGCCTGCCCAATGGCAGCCACTTCCTGCTGCATCTTGGCCACCGGAGCCCCGAGCTGGTCCGTGATGGCCTGGGCAAACGGCTGAAGCTCCGCCTGCACCAATGCTCGCACGTTGTTCACAAAGGCCTCCTGCTCCGCCTGGGCCTGCTCCGGGCTGGGCTTCTGCATGGTGGACATCTTCGCCTTGAAGTCGGGCGGCACCCCAAACATCGTGGCGATCTGGTTGAACATGTCCATGATCGGGTCAAGGCCGATCTGCTGGACGATCTGCGGCACCATCATCCGGTCCACGAACGTCAGCATGAGCTGGGCTGCCTGGGGCTCGTTGATTCGGGATGCCCCCTCGCGCTCGCTGGAGAACTCCTCCACTGACATGGCGCCCTTGGGGCCGGTGACCCCGTAGGCTGCCCCGCCCTCCTCCTCCAGCTTGAAGCCGGCGTCCTCCAGGGCCTTCCGCCCGCCCTCGCTGAGGTCCGCCACCTGCACGGCGATCTCGTCGCTCCCGTGGGCAGCGAAGGCGTTGTAGATGGCCTTCTTGAAGGCGTGGAGGGCTGGGTCGATCGCGGAGGCGGTGAACCCCATGCGGACCGTGGTGTTGGCTGCCACGATGGAGGTCTCAGTGGCCGACTGCTGATGGGTAGCTTGGGAGCCCACTTCCTGGGCGGAGAACCCGAGCACGCGCTCCAGGATCCCCAGCACCGTGTTGATGGCGCCGATCAGCTCCGTGGTGTTCTGCTGCTGGAGGAGAATCGGAGTGAAGGCGTCCTTCATGTCTCCCTGCTGACGCCGAAGGTCCTTCCCGGAAAACCGTAGGAACTCCATGCCGCGGAGCATGTTCTCAGCTCCGTTCTGCACCTTCTTCTCGAAGTCCTTGTCCACGAGGTCGCCGTCCACGGCAACGATGCGGATCAGGTTCTTCTTCACCGCGAGGATGTACTGGCTCAGCAGGTTGCCGAGATGGTCTTGGAATGGGAGGAGTTCGAGTGCGAGCGAGCTGTTGAAGGTGCGGTTCTCGTCGTGCTCGTAGAGGAAGGCGTTCACCGGGCAGTAGGCCATCGGCTCAGCGAAGATTACCGTGCGGTCACCTGCGTAGACGAAGCGCATCCAGACCGGATGCTCGTAGGTACCAAGGCCCCAGTTCTTCGGGACCAGCTTGTGGAACATGACCGTGATGTCCACGCCGTAGTCCCGGGCACTCTTGGCGTCGGTGCCGGCCGAGGTGTGGTACTGGAAGGACTTCCACTCCCGGTCGGACTCGTTGCTGGTGGTGAAGGTTGGGAACTTGGCGACGCAGGGATGGATCTCCTGGTAGTAGCTCCAGAGATCCTTGTTGCGCCATCCAGGGCTCTTGATGCCGACAGCACCCTTGTTCCAGAAGAGATCGTTGTCCTCAATTTCACCCCAGCGGTGCATGGACCAGTAGCCTGCGTACTCGCAGCCGGTGTCCGAGTTGACCGTGTGCAGTGGGTGGGAGCGGTCGTAGAACACCCGGGATGGATGGGGGCGGTACCAGCGCACCCCTTCCTTGACCACCTTCTCGTTCCCTTTGATGACCTGCTTCTCCCGGTAGTATTGCTCCAAGGGGAAGTTCAGGGACTCCGAGTACATGAGCATGCCCTTGATGGACTGCTTGATGTCCTCCCGGTAGCCCATGTCCGAGGCCATCCGCTGCATGCGGGCGGTGATCACCCGGCACAGAGCCATGTCCTTCTGGGTAAGCCGATTCGGCTCGTACTTCAGCAGGGGGTAGACATCCCGGTCGCCGAACAGCTTGGCCCACCGGATCTTCACGTAGGCCTGCACCAGTGGGAGGAAGATGTTGAAGAAGGTGGGGAGGGAGAGCTTCTTGCCGGGCTGCCCAGCGTTCTGCTGGCCGTTGCGGCTGGTTCCCGGGACAAGGCCCGCCTCTGTGGCGGCGATGTCCGTGAGCATGGAATCCAGCCCCCAGTCCTTGGCCATGTTCTCCAGCTCCTTGCCGCCGACGTTCCGGTCGATCAGGTCTCGGACGAGGGTGAAGGAGATCTGGTTCTGGCTAGCCTCGTAGGCCTTGTCGATGGCGTGGTAGATCCGCGCATCCTTCAGGCAGCGGGTGATGCCGTTGTCCAGCCGGTTGGCATGCAGCTCGATCAGCTTGTTGACCTGCTTGCCGGCATCCGTCTTGTCACGGTCGTCCGTAGACTTCTCGAAGATGGCCTGGAGATCCTTCTGGTCGAGCCCTGTGGACTTCAGATGGTCGATGTCTACGTACATGGCGGTAATACTTGCGTTGGGAGCGTTGTGGAGGCAACCCAATCCCGATAGGCGGCCATCTGGGATGGGAGGAGGTGGATGGCGAGTTCCACCTTCAGAACTGGCCGGGGCTTGATGCCGGGGGCTACGTGCATGGTTACCGGCATCTCCTCCTCGTGGGACACCAGCACCAGCCGGCCGTCATCCCGCAGCTCCCTCCGTTGTGGCTTCAGGGACAGCAGTAGGCCCACCCGCCCCTCGGGGTCCATGATGATGCGGGCGTTGCGGTGGGCAGCCCCCTTCGACACCAGCCGGTCCAGAAGGATCTCAAGGGGCTTGTCGTCCTCCTCCAGTTGGGAGGGCTTACGCTTCCTCGCCCTCATCCTCGGAGTCCTCAGCCATCGGCTTGCCCTTCACCAGGTTGCCGACAGCCACGATGTCGAAGTTGACATCAGTCAACCCGTCCTCCGCGGATTCCCGGATGGAGGTGATCCGGATCCTCATGGGGGCCTCGAAGGTGTCGCCGGCCTTGATCGCAGTCTTCCCGAACAGGGCGGCCACTGCCTCCGGGGAGTAGATCGACACCGATGGGTACCGCTCCTCACTGTCGTCGTGCTCCTTGCCGCATGGGGTGGCCATGCTTCCTTCATCTTTGTAAGCGCAGTCCTTCATGGCTTGAGGTGGTAGCGATTTCCGTGTAATGATCAAGCGCAATGGCAGGTGAATGGAAGGATCCTTGGGTTCAGGTCAACGGGGTTTGGTACCCCAGCAAGGCTCCCAAGCAGCAGGAGGTTTTTGACTGCGGCCACCGCTACACCCTTGTCCATGGCCCCCGGCAGTGTGGGAAGTCTGTGGCCATTCAGGACAAGATCATGCGGATCCTGGTGCAGACCGAGAACGCCTCGGTGGCTGTGGTCAGCCGGACTGCGAAGAACGGGCGCCAGGGAGCTTGGAAGGCCCTTACTGGGGACATCTACCGGAAGTGGCGGAACAAGGGGATGACCCACTGGACAGTCGAACCTAAGCAGGAGGGCGACACCAAGATGCCGCTATTCAGAGTGGCCAATCAGTTCGGCGGGGAGAGCGAGTGTCAGCTTCACTCCATCAACCACGACGACAACGTCGAGGAGTTTTACAAGGACAGCTACTTCTCCCACATCTACATGATCGAGGCCGACCGCTTTGACATCAAGACGTTCATGACGCTGAAGATGTGTCTTCGGCACACCTCCATCCCATGGGAAGAGCAGCAGTTCATCCTGGACACCAACCCCCCGGAGGAGGGGGAGGATCACTGGCTGCACGACATCTTCTTCAAGGCGAAGGGGGAGACCGACATTGAGGAGTGGAAGCGCCTCTACCGGACGATCGGGTTCACGATCGACGACAACCCCTACCTGACGGAGATGCAGCGGCGGGAGATCTACCGCACCTACCAGTCGGATCCGGTGAAGCTGAAGCGCTACTGGCACGGGATGTGGATCAAGGATGCCGGGGAGAGCGCCTTCGCTGACGTGTTCCAGCCGTCCACCCACACCATCGGGGAGTGGGAGCCAACGAAGAAGCTGGAGGAGATGGCCCTGCTTCGGCCGGCGAAGGGCGCCTACGTGATCGACGTTGGCCTGGACATCGGTGACGTGAACACGGCCATCATCTTCGGCTGCCCCCAGGTGGATGACGACCAATTCATCCAGTACCACATCATTGATGAGCTGGTGTACCTGAAGAGCAAGGTGAACGTGGATGACGTGACGGACGACATCCTCCACATGATGGACCACTGGAACTCCTACTTCACCGGCTTCCTGAAGCAGAAGGCTCCCATGTGGCGCTTCTGGTCGGACCCGTCATCCCTTCGCTACCGCCAGTCCATCGGGGGTACTGAGGCGCAGTTGGTGGAGCTGAAGTCCCGCGGGAGGATCCGCATGGAGGGGGTGTACAAGGCTCCGGGCACCGTGGCCAAACGGTTGGACCTGCTGAGGAGGATGCTGCACGAGGAGCGGATCTACTTCTCCGCGAAGTGCCAGGGGACGATCCAGATGCTCCGCTCACTGAGGAAAGGGAAGACGCAGACTGCCATCGTGGACCGAGACAGCGAGTACAAGCACTGCTTCGACGCTCTCACCTACATGCTCCAGGGTGGGATGCCTGAGGAGATCGCCTTTGCTTCAGGCCCATCCACTGGCGGGGTTGGCACTTTTTCGCTCACTCTGTAGTTGATCTGCGTAGCGATTTATGTAGGTTGCATACCGTCATGAGAAAGAGACAAAAGCGGCATCTCGGCAATCACATGGTCGGCTCCGAGGAGTGGAAGTGCTACATCGAGGATGACCATGTGGTCGTCCACCAGTTCGGCAAGCCCCGGTTCATCAAGGCCCTCCCCCTGGACAAGGTGGTGGAGCATGTGAGCCAGAATGGCGCCGACTCCATCAAGTCAAAGAAGGCCTTCCCGCATCCCGAGTTCGGCTTCATCAAATGACGTTCTTCTCCACCTCGGACATCCAGCTTTTCCACACCCGATCCTCGCAGTACCAGGTTCCGTTCTTCTGCCAGCGGGTCAACGTGGACGGCATCACTGACGGTTGGCACATCAAGCCGGCCGTATCCCTGAAGCCGTCCCTTGCTCGCACGCTTGCGGTGGAGCTGGACGCCTGCGCCGCATGGAAGACTGTCCACGGGCACGTCCTGCTGGATGAGGTGTTCCGGTCCCAGTTCACCCTCTGCGAAGGGGTCACCCCGCAGTTCTGGTTCCGCAAGGACGGCGAGAAGGTGGAGTCGCTTGCTGAGGAGGTTGAGGAGGCGAGGGAGTCGTGGAACCCTGTGGCGCCCGCGCCATCCTCGAAGAAGTCGTTCGTGGTGGACCTGCACAAGAAGACGGCCATTGATGACCTGTCGGTTCTGAAGGCCCTCTGGAACGCCATCTGCAACCACATGGCCTACTGGCTCATCGTGGAGCAGCGCGAGATCGACTTCGGATGGTTCAAGCTCCACGCCTTCCCGGTGAGGGGTAACTGGAAGCAGGTGATGCTGGCGAAGCATCCAGGCCTGCGGACGGCTGCCAGGCTGACTGGAGATGACCGCGAGGAGTTCCTGACGGTTCAGGGTGTGAAGCAATCGCTCCAGCAGACAGACCTGATCGCCCTCAAGGGAGATGCCCATGAGAAGCATGTGGACTGGTCCATCGAAGTGGAGCCAACCGAAAGCTGGGATCAATATGTTACAGCAGCCGAAAGACAGCGGAGATCGGAGTGCGGAGACGGAGACCTGTACGTCAACTGGTGGGGGGAGGTGTGGGGGCGACTGCGGGAGTCAGCCATTGGGGCGCTGCTGCGGTTCGCCTCCCAGTCTGCTGTCCCTGCTGCTACAGTGGGGAAGGGTGGCACCCGCAGTCGCACGGGCTTTGTGGAGTACCTACAGCCTGGAACCGTTCTGCCGGTCGATGTGGACCGGGTTGATGTCCTCGGCCCTGGCGATGACTGCGAGGTGGCGGTACGAAAGCCAAGCGGTCAATCAGTTGGCTACCGCAAGACTCCGGGTGTGCGGGGAATGCCCGTTCTTCAACTCCCGCTACCAAACGTGCGGAACACCAGGACAACTCCACCCAACGGATGACGGGCTCATCCAGGTAGGATGCTGGTGCTTTCTCCCGCTGGCTGCGCTTGACCCAGAGAAGGCGTGCTGGGCGCGGGAGGCTGGGCTTGGTGTTGGCTGGCCTGAAGAAGAGCAATATCCGCCTCGGCGTAGACTGCTGCGTCCATAAGCTCCTGCTGAAGGTGGATCAGCCAGCCAAGCAGATCGACATCCTTCCGCTCGGTTGTAACGCCGTACTTCCTGAGGCCGATCTGGGATCGCAGGAGGAGCTTCTCGCGGACGGCCTCCACGTTCTTGTCAGGGCTCACGGCATGGCCTCCACAGGCAGCAGGAGCACGTCGTAGCTCGTGTGGTAGGGGTAGATGGGGTGGACATCCTTCCAGCGCCTCAGGACGGTCTTCCTGTCGGGTGACGAGATGACGTAGCCCAAGTCGAAGATCTGGTTCACGAAGCACTCGATCGGGGTGCCGAGCTTGGCGGGGTAGTTGGACAGCTCGCAGAGGATGGATGGACGGCAGCGCCTCAGTGTCTCCCTGGCTCCACGCAGCACCCGCGGCTCCCAGCCGTCCACGTCCAGCTTCAGGAAGCCGATTTCCTCGTCGTCGAGCAGGTAGTCCAGCCTTATGGCGGAAATCTTGAATGGGGGCTTTCCAGCGTACTCCAGTGCTGGCTCCAGGCATCCAGTGCCGGCTGGCGCCAGCGTCCAGCAAGACAAGACAGTTACCTCGTGATCCGAAAACGCGGAGTCCGCCAACGCGAATTGAAGGGTCTGAATCCGCTCATGGGTTCCGTAGTTCTGCTTCAGCTTCTCGAAGACATCCGGGACAGGCTCGAAGGCGTACACGAAGAACCCGTGGTCGGCCATGAGCTTGGAGTACCCACCCGTGTTGGCGCCGGCATCCACGGCCACCTTGCACTGGGCTCGATCCAACTCAGGCAACCACTGGTCGTGGCGGGTGATCTCAACCTTGCTTCTTAGATCTTCCATATCCGGATGACTGTTTCTTCTGGCTCGCCTTTTCCAACCTTCTCTTGCGTGACGACTCCTTGCGACGCTGCTTCCGTGTCGTCTGCAAGCGCTCCAGCGTAGACCAGAGCGTCCTCAACGTACTTGGATCCGCCGTAAAGGTTCGCTCTGGGGTCGATGAGATTCTTTCGGCGACTCGTAATGCTGACAAAACAGCGTCCTGATCGCGATGCTTCAGCTTGTCCCTGGCCCACGGGTTCATGTTGAGGATCCGGTTGAGGGACTCGATCCTGTGATTGGGGAGCCTTAGCTCGATCCACGGCGGCCCTTCGGGCAAGGAGTGCTGCATATTCGGCTGTGGTGAACCTAGCCACGCAGATCCCTCCGGGTGGTGGCGACGAACAGCTCGGCGGCATCCAGGACCCGTGTGGGGATCTTCATCTCGCCGCGGAGCAGCTCAGCCTCGCCGATGAGCAGGCAGGCGTAGAACGGGTCCTTGCGGCAAATGTGCAGCACAACCTTGAGGCACTTGTGGTAGATCCAGTTCTTGATCCAGCTATTCATGATCGGTCGGGGGTGTTCCAGAGGCCTTTGGCGCACAGTAGGCCGGCTTCACGGGCTTCGTTCGGATGGTCGCCTACCCACTGATGACAGGTCATACAGAGCAAGCTCCAATGGCGGGTGTCGCAAAGCAGCGAGCCGACCCGGCCCCGCATGTGGTGGATGGTGATCTTCTTCGTTGGGACGTGCTTCAGGCAGCGGTGGCAGGCGACTGTTGAGGCCCGCTTGTTGGACCACTCAGCCACAAACTCCTTCTTCGCCTTTGCGTACTCCTTGAGCGCCGCGGATCGCTTCTTGGAGATTGGCCTCATTGCGTGGCGAGGTGGACCTCCACGTCCGGACCCCTCTGCCGGATGGAGAAGCGCTTCCCGAGGCGCCTGGCGGCTGCGTACACGGTGGAGGAGACATCGTGGGTCTTGCGGCCAACGATGACCAAGAATGTGGGGCCGTTCTTGGAAGGAAGGCCGACCTGGCCCCAATCGTACTTCGTGCGGCGGTTGGATCCCGGAGGGGGGATTGGACCGGCCGCGATCCTCACCTTTGGTTTTCTATTGCTGCTCATACTTGTTTCGCTACGGAAGCTACTACGAGACGTGCCACCTGGTCAAACCACTTGTGCCGGGCGGCGTTGATGTGCTTGCAGCGGGTGGCGTCAGAGGGTCCTTTGTCCCTGAGGATGGGGGCCAGCCGGCACTGGAAGTGGGGGCAGTCGCACTGGCCGTTGAACTCGTTCTCCTCCAAGTCCACGAGGTAGCTTCCGTTGCCGCTCTGGGAGCGTACGTGGAAGCGGAACCACTCTCCCTGGATTGGGTCGATGGTCACTCGCTGAGTCAGGCAGGGTTCGGATTCAGGATCTCGTTCAGGAGCGTGAGTCCAATCCGGAAGCCGCAGGCTCCTTTGTGGCCTCCGCCGCCGTACTTCACGGCGATCTTGGAGAGGTCGATGTCCTCGTGGCCTGGGGCATGGTAAAGGCTCACCGTAGCCATCTTGGACTTCGGATCGTACCGCCAGTTGAGGAGGGCGTCGTGGCGATCCTCGATGGCGCCGAGGAAGGCGTCGCTGTTGCGATGGGAGGAGTTGATGGCCAGGAAGCAGAGATTCTCCCAGAAGACATTCCCAGACATCTCAGCAGCGTACTCCTTGTTCTGCTTGTCCATGTAGGCCTTGATGACTCGACCTTTAGTAAGAGCCTTCCAGAGGGCATCCGACTTGAGTCCGTCAGATCTCTTTCCGAACTCATCCTCGATCAATTCCTTGAGGTGCTCGCTGGTGACAGCTCGAAGTCCAAACTGGA